GCTTGACGATCTGAGCCTGAAGCTTCGAGCTATGCCGCTTCTCTGCTTTGAGTGCGATAAATTCGACTACACACACCAAGGCAAGAGCAAGTGAAGCAAGCTCGGCAAGGGATCGCTTTGATAGCCATCCGATGATGCCGCGACCGAAGCCGAGGAGCGTGAGAAAGAACGTCATTCGTTCTACCTTTGTTCTTGCCAAAGTCAAGGAAATCCGCCATTAACGGCGGATGCCACAGAGACGCGGAAACGGGCCTGATCTGGCCACGCTAAAGCGCTGCTATCGCTACGATCCTGAGAGCGGAAAATTCGAGCGCCTAGTTCGGTGTGGCGCCACCTTTCCGGGCGATCCGGTCGGAACCAAAAGGCCGGACGGCTACCTTAGCATGTGCGTTGGCGGGAAGCCCTACCTCCAGCACCGCATCGCGACCCTCTACATGACTGGTGATTGGCCAGAAGAGGTCGATCACATCAACGGCGACAAGGCCGACAACCGCTGGGAAAACCTTCGGGCGGTCGATGTGAAGACTAACCGGCAGAACGAACGACGGGCTCGGAAGTCCAAGAAGTCCGGGACGCTAATGGGCGCCTTCAAATACCCCGGTATGCGTAGATGGATGGCCGCCATCAGTCACAACGGCAAAGCCGGTCAACATTGGGTTGTTTGATACCGAGATTGAGGCCCACGAGGCGTATTTGGAACGCAAGCGGCAGATCCACGCCGGATGCACGCTATGAGCACAGGCTTGTGGTTTTCAATTCCTGGCTAAGGCTTATCGGATATTGCGACATGAACATATTATTGAGTCCGACGACCTTGCCCTCATCACTGATAACTGGCCCGCCCGACATCCCCGGAATGATCGCCGGAGCGCCCCATAGGATAGCTTCGCCGTTCTGCGCATAATCCCCGGTAGCGGTAAGCTCGATGATCGTCTGATATCCCTCGCTCAATGCGAACCCGACCGAGTAATATTTGTGGCCCTTCCGGAACCCGCCGCAGTCAATCTCCAAGCCCCGCTCGGTCGCATCCCCCACCGCGAAGTCGAGTATTTCATCGCTTTTCACATTAAGCGGATCGCTACCGATGTGGCAGTTGCCGATCTGGGCAACGTGACGAACCGTAACCAGATGTCCACCCGCGACGAAGGCTGTTCCCGCTGCGCCATTACACCACACCCGTTTGACCTGCGGAAGCTGCTTCAGCGTGAGTTTACTCTGCTCTGCCGGGGCGGGGGCGAGCATCAACGACGCGCAAAGCACGGCACGCAACAGCATGGCAGTTTCCTTGGGTTAGGCTGCGCCTTTGACCTTTTCGTAGGCGCGCACAGCGAACAGGGTTCCGAGAGCGGTCAGATAGGCTGCGGCTTCAGCCAGCGATGGCGATTTGCCTGTCTTCAGCGGGAGATAGACGAGGTTGACGAACGTGCCCCCGGCAACCGACCACTGGGCAGCGGGGCGCCACCATTTCTGAACCAGATCGAGCATGGCATCTTGCGTGGCGGCAAGGCGTTCTTTCAGGGTCACATTTCACCGGCGTAAAGCATGCGCTCGGCTTCTCGGCGCGCAGTGAGTCCGGCGAGCGGAACGAGCTGACCATGGACCCGCGCCTTGTTCCAGGCTGCGAATTGTCGTTCGGCTCCGTCGAAGTCGCCGGCCTTGTGCTTCTTCAGCAGGGTCGATTTCTGAAGCGTTAGAAGGCCGAGGTTAAAACTGAAGCCCACGAGCGCCGAAAACTGGTTGGCGTTGCATGGTGACGCCAGCGCCTCCACACCGCGCTCGAACCGCGCCACGTCCGCCGCGAGCAGCCTGTCGGCCTCGCCGGGGGTGATGATCTGGCCCTCGCGCACGTCCGAACCCGTGTGGCCATAGCCGATCGTGAGAATCCCCGCCGGGCAGCGGTAGGCCTCCAGGCGCAGGCCCTCGAACCTCTTGATGATCGAGAGGCCGCGTTCGTTGATTTTCATGGAACCCCCGGACTCGGAAGGAGTTTTGGTCGAAGCCGCTCGCTAGTAGGGCCGTTCTGGAGTTGGTCCCCCCGCTCCGTTGCTCCGGCCATGAACGCGGGCGGCTAGCTTGTTCAGCGCTTCTGACATCGTCCCGATCGCTACGGCCCTATCGGGGAACTGGCATATGTCCGGATGATAAGCGAGCTTGCGCAGCTCGGCTCGGATGGGTCCGAAATCGGGCATTGACGGTCTCCCCGATGTTCTGGTATTGTTCTCATGCGTAGGGCGGGCTTCCGAGCAGTTGCGCGTCCTACGCAGCCCTTGTCCGCTTGCCGTCGAACCAACCGCCGCAGGCTTGGCATTGATAGCGCTGGATGAAGCTGGATCGCGTCCGCCTCACGCCGCGCGATTGGGTTCTTTGACTTCCGCAGGCACCGCACTGGAGCGCTCCGCCTTTGTGCAGATGCGGGTGATTGTGGACGTAGGGCAAAACTCGTTGATATACGTCTTCGAGCAAGCGCACGTCCTGAGCGCAGTAGCGCGCCATCTTCCGTTGGGCCTTCGGGCAACCGGCCATCACGTCGATCCACATTTGCAGACCTTCGTGCTTCAGCTTCTCGCCCAACCCTAGAAGGGGAGCGATGTAGGCCAGCTTGTTGCAGATGAAGCCCATCTTGCGGACGGCTTTGTAAATGTCGATTTGGGTCGGCGGAGGGGGCGGCGGCATCCCCGCAACGAGGAAGTTACCCATGAGCTTAGGCATGTCGAACGAGATGCCATTGTAGCTCGCGACGGCGTCGGCCTCGGAAAGCGCTTCGTGGACGCCTTCGAGCATTGGCCGGTAGCCGTGTTCCCATTCGGAAAGCACCGTCACTCTGCGCTCGCCGGCCCATTTCATCCCGACACAGATTGTGCCGCCGTCTTCCTTGATCTGGTTATGGGTCAGGTGCTGGTCGCGTATACCGAAGGTATATACAAGCGCTGGCTTGGTCTCGATGTCGAGAAAGAGGATTCGCGGATTGTCGTTTGCTGCCAAGGCGGTTTCCCCCGCTGGTTAAAGCCGGTCGAGCAATCGTTTGAGGCTGTCGGGAATCCTTTCGGTAAGGGTGTCGTCGTAGAGGCGGTGGAGGTCGCGAGAGACCTTCTCGCGGATGCCGTCTTTGGTCACAGAGAGCGCACCTTGCGGATCGCCCATTCAACCAACTGGATCGAAAGCCAGAGGATGGATAGCGCCGCAGCGATCGGCGGTAGGATCTTCGCCAGCGCAGCGAAGGCGGCTAGCCCGGCTACAGCGTCCAAGGTATGCTTGGCGCCATTCGATAGGTCGCTTGTCATTGTGTCGTTCCGAAACGCATACGATTGTCCCCGCTTGGCTTGGGTGTTTAATTTCGGTTATGTGGCCGTGTGTTAGGAACGTATTTCAGCCAGCTTCTCGGCGTGATCGCGTATCAGGCCATCGGCACCGCTTTCGTTGTGCCGCTCGAAGTCCTGTTGCCGCGCGATAAAATGCCGGTTCGCGACCGGGCTAGAGGCTATCTGTTCCTTTTGGCCGCAGCCCCATTTGCTGCGGCCTTGAGCCTTGCTGTCAGCCAGTGGCTGCCTGATCCCCCAATAGTCCTGAGGGCGAGCTTCGGTTCTCCGATCATCGCCGCAGTCGCCCTGGCACTCTGGATAGATTTACAGTTCTACTTCCTGCATCGGATCGAGCATCGGTTCCTGTGGCGCTTCCACGCCGTGCATCACTCGGTCAGGAACCTCTCGGCCATCAATTCCTATCACCATTGGACCGAAGCACTGTGGGGCGTGATCGTGCTAACCATCCCCTTATGCTTCGTCAGCATCCAGGTCGGCCCCACGCTTGGCTTCCTGACTGCGATATTCCATTACTGGCAGTTCTATATTCACGCACCTACCAAGCTTCACACCGGCCCATTCAGGTGGCTGCTGATCGACAATCGCTATCACCGCATCCATCACTCGGTTGAGGCGCGGCACTTCAATAAAAATTTCGGGGCCCTTAGCCCGCTCTGGGATTGGCTATTTGGGACACTCTACATGCCAGCGAGGGATGAATGGCCCGCAGTCGGTCTTGAGATTGACGAGCCTAAAACCCTCGCTGAATGGCACTCGCTTCCGTGGCGGCTAAAGGACACGGCCCTGCTTCGCGCCGAAGAATGTCCGGCACCCGGAGATTTCCGTCCCAGTCAGCGCCTTGTTGATCATCACGCCGCCATACCAGCGGATCCCAGTGAAGTCGCCGGCAGAGCTGCTTGCCGCCACGGTTAGTCCGCCCGGATTGACGGCCGCGATGGACGGCGATGAGGTGTAGGAACCGTTGTCGGCAGCTATTTGGCATGGTGCCGGATTGGCCCATCGCTCCGTCGAAACAACATCGGACGTGGTCGAGGTCATGGTCGGGCCGTTAGCCGACCCGTTAAACATGATGAACGAGCCGGCGCCGCCGTCATAAAGACACTCATTGGCCGACACGCCGCCGAAGAATTGTCTTGGGAATGCGCTGGAAACATCGCGCCAGGCCATGACACGATCCCATGTCGTTCCCATCGCAAAGGTCGCTCGGACGTAGTCATTCGAGCCATCAAACAATAGCCAAGAAAGACCACCGCTGGTTTTGTAGAGTGGCCGGTTCGCAAGAGTTGCCTGAAGAAGATTGTTGCCGTTCCCGCTCTTGTCATCAATGCGGGCTACGGCGTCGCCGTCCGAAGTGACGGCAGATGTTCCGGCGGTGTCCTTCCAAAGAGTGGAAAGGTCGGACGGGTCCCACCATCCGCCAGCGACCCCTCCGCTAAAAAGCGTTGTCGGATTAAATGCGCCACTGCCAGCGACAACGACGCTGAGAAGAGGACTGGGGAAAGGCAGCATTAGCTCGCGAAGCCCTTGCCACTCAGAAATGCGCGAAACTTCGGCGTTGCCGCGTCCGAACAGACAAGTGTGATGAGATCCACCTTGCTTGCGGTTGTGGTTAGCGTCGGCGCTCCGGTCGTTCCCCAATCGAAACCCGAGGGCCAAGTCATCGTGCGCGAGCCGGTGCCGTCCTGAATCACCGCCAGGGTGTAGGTTTGCCCGACAAAGGGATTAGTTGGGGTGGCAAGCGTCCGGTTGCCGCCGAGCGTAACCTTGGCGTTGAAGCCCGCCGACATATCCCAGTTGATCGTCGCGCCGTCCGTGAGCGTTTGCGGGGCAGCTGCGGCTTGTAACTTGTCTGCGGCCACCGCCTTGCTGGCCGTTCCCGCCTGAATTTGCGCGGCGGTCGCTTCGGCCTCAACAGCAATCGAGCCTAGCCCAAGGTTAGTCCGCGCTGTTCCAGCATTCGCCAGGTCCGACAGATTGTTCGCGGCCTGAAGATCGCCGCCGCCCGTGCCCGCTCCAATAGCGGTTCGGAACGCCGACGCGCTCAATGCGCTAACGCTGTTGTCGGCATTGATCCGGGGAAAGGTAATCGCACTCGGATTCGTGAGGGTGAAGAAGTTGCCGCCAACCGTCGTCGCGCCAATGGTGGTCCGCACGCTTGCGGCGTCGGCATCATCCACCAGCGAGCGACCGAACGAGCTGAAGTCCGTTACAGCGCCTGTCCCCGAGCCGGTGAAGTAGAACAGCTTGTCGGCCGCCGACGTAACCGACCGCAGCGCCGCGATCTCCGCGTCCTCATCATCGAAATGCTGGAAGTTGGTTACTTCCTGCTGCTGAACGCCCTCGATATAGACCTGGAGCTTATAGGTGTTGTCCCCGGCGTAGAATGAGAACTCGCCGTCATTATCGGTCGAGACCGGGTTGCCGAGCGGAGTAACGCCATTGTCCGAATAGAGCGTGGCGAGCGTATTGTCCGACTGCTTACGGACATACACCTCCGCCCCCGCTACGGCATTGCCTTCGCGGTCAATCACGTAATCGGTATGCTTTTTCATAAGATCCCCGCGAAGAGACCGCCAAGGGTCCAGAACAGGATGTCGCGCCGCGAATTGGGGCCGGTGAAGCAGTGCTTGAGCGCGTGAAGGCTGATCTCGCTCTCTTCGGTAATCTCGCGCACGAGGCCGAGCCCGAACCCGGCCCAAGCGCCGGCAATGAAGTGCGGCAGGAAGGCGAACGGCAGCAGAATGACGGCGGCGGCGAGGAAATGCGCCGCCTGGTCGCGAACCTCGCTCACGTCTTGATGCACATCATCATGGCGATGTTGCGCGGGCGGGTCTCAGTGCCGCCAACGCTCTCGATGTAGCCGTTGACATAGCTGGAGCCGGTCGAGACGGTGTTATCACCACCACCACCCGAGCCGAGCGAGTCCGTGTCCGCGCGGTCGTAAACCCGAAGGCCGTGGCTGTGCGCCGCTACATCAGCCGACTGGGCCGAACCGCGAACGCGCCCACTGTCCACCCCGCGCCCGTGATCCCAGCCCCGGACGAACTCGCCGCGAAGGTCGGGCAGGTTGAAGGTGGTCGAGCCGTTGCCAGCGCCGTAGGTCGAGCCGATCGCCGCGAACAGGGTGGCATAGGTCGAGCGCGAGACTGCCGAGCCGTCGCATTCGAGATAGCCGGTGGGAGCCGTTGCACCAGCGTAGCAGATGATCGAGCCGGCGGGGTTCAATCCTTCCGGGTTGGTCTCCTGCACGCCAAGGGCATCGCGCGCTTGGTCTAGCGTGGTCGAGGACAGGAACGACGCCAACAGGTCGAAGTTGATGCCCGCCGCGATGTCGGCGCATAGTTGGCGGATGGCATTATTGACGTTGCCTGGAGCGCATCCTTCGCCAATATTGATGCCCAGCACGGTCGCGTTTGATGCGGCCGTGGCGCTATAGTCGCTGATCGCCACAGACTCTCCCGTTTCGTTTGATTTTTCAGTGGTTTTTGCTATTCATGCCCGATGCAGGGCTTCTGGACTTTGTTCGTCTCGGGAATGATCCTCGGGACTATCCGCTATCTTCAGTTCAACGGGTCGCGCCGTAAGCGATAGGGGCGCCAAACATTCCGCCTAGTGCGCGGGCATTCTGGACATACCCCTTGCGCTGGGCATTGGCCCATTCGAGGTAGCGCAACGTCGCATTTGCCACACGCGGGTCCGTATCGAGGAGAAGATTACCGATCTCGTCAGCTCGCTTCGCTCCGCGACCAAGCTGCCACCAATCGTTCACCCCCCTAAGTCCACGCGCAACGAGCGTCGGGCTGGGTGCCCCGGTAGCCGCCGAAAACGCCAAATCGGTTACGGCGGCCCCCGGCCCCTCAAACAGCTTATCCGCCTCCATTCGCGAGGCCGTGGGAGAGCCGCCAAGCACCTCATAGTGGGTTTTCGACATATCCCGCTCTAGCTTGCGGGCTCGGCTGAATCGTTCCGCCCCCTTCGGGAAAACGATCCCAAGCTTCTGCTGCTGTGCGGGCGATCCATAGACCACATCGTAAGGATCGGCTGAAAGGCGAGTCCGATCCACGGCGTCCGCCATTGAAGAAGCGTAGCCCTTCCGGAAATAGGGAAGATCGGAGAAGTTCGCGTTTAACGCGCTTTGCGTTTGCTCCGGCGTTACGCGAATGCCCGTAGCGGCCGCTCCGCGCTCCGCCGCAGCTCCCTGCCCAGCAAAGTCCGCATAGCGGGCGTCGGCTGCCTTGAAAGCTGGATTGATCCGTCCGATTTCCCGGTCCAAGTCTGAGCGCAGCTTTATCATCGCGCCCTGACTGTCGGTCATGCCGGGCTTCACCTTGCCGGTAACGGGATCGACCGCGCTGGCAATTTCTTCATCCAGACCACGCCGAACATAATGAAGCGTCTGCCATGAGGGATTGCCGTTAAGGATCGTCTCGCCATTGGGACCAGTGGCGAAGGACAATTCGGCGGGATTGGAGCCTTCGTCCATTGCGATCTGGTAGCCCTTACGCAGACCGCGTTCCGCCGATGGACGGGCCAGGACTTCGGACAGGCTTGGCTCATTGGCAAGATTGGCCGGAGCCCGGCTTTTCGCCTTCGCATAGAGCGGAGCGCTGGCGTCCCTCGCCCGCGACAGAGCTTGGGCCTTGATCGTCGGCACGTCACCAACGGGAGCGAGTTGGGAGTCGATAAGGCTTACGGCGCGCTCCGCCTGGCCCATCTGGCGCGGACCAAGCACGTCTTCCGCGAATTTGCGGACGTTTGGACTCTTTCTTGCGGCGCTACCCGCGAGCATGCGCAGACGCGTATCTGCATCGGCCAACGAGTAGGGTAGATTGAGCTCGCCGGCGTCTCGCAGGTTCGCGTGAAGGTCGTTAAGTCCAGATCTTCCGGCCTGGTTTAAAATCATGCTCTCGCCGGGATTGAGCGGGGCCGGAGGATTGAATGGCGTTGACGAACCCGAGCCGCCAAACATGCCGCGCAGCTTCGCGCCACCCTTGCGGGCCGCATTGACCGCTATTTTCCCTGGCCCCGTCTCTCCCAAATAGCCCAGCGCTGGGCCGAGCGTATAACGCCCCGCCAGATTTCCGCCGCCCATCGCCAGCGCACCAAGGCCCGCACCTTCAATCGGATGGTCCGGATTTTGAATCGAGCCGGATAGTCCGCCGAACAGGGTGTCGGTGGCAAGCGCCTGGCGGCTTGATGCGATTGCTGGCGCAGCCTCAGCAAGGGCCGGATTATCAGCGACCTTAGCCGCCGTGAACACGCGGCCCGCCGCCCCCGGCAGTTTGCCCAACACGGGCCCCAGCCCCTTGTTCAGGCGATAGGCACCGTAAACCGTCCCGCCAATATCGCCCGCAGTCGAGAATCCGAGATGCTCTTGGCGACTGACAGCATCGAAATACGCCCCTTGGTCCCCCGCTGCGCGCTCCGGCAGCCCGCCCGTGGCCGCGTTCAGGAAGTGGCCCGCGCCGGCCCCTGGCCCGCTTGAGGCGACGAAGTGCGCGCCCTGATCCCAAAGGCCGTCGATCGGCGTCCTAGTCACGCTCTGAAACGGGTGATATTCGATGTTGGGATATTTGCTGATGTAGGAAGCTGCCTTGTGGTAGGCAGCGGGATCGGGGGGCTCTACTTGCGACAGTCCGCGAAACTTGATGTCGCTTTGCCACTGTTTCAGCGCTGTGCGATACGGCACACCGTTGTGTAGCGCGCGGTCCCAAAAATCAGCGCTCTCCTGGTCGGGCTTATCGCTGAAGCCATCGACCGATGATCGGAGATTGTTGTTCGCCCCAGTAGGTGGCGGAACAAAACCTGGCCCCGGAGGCGGATTGTTAGATTGGGCTGTTGGGGCGAGCGCGAAATACTTGTCACGGATGTCTGGAGCATTCTTCTCGAAGATCTGCTTGGCGTGCGGATCGAGCATATCCCAAGCGGGCTTACCGCCAGTGCCGAAGTCATATTGCGAAAGATTGGCCGCCATCTTCGAGGCCAGCAAGTCCATCGCGTTGTGGATAACCCCGACCTTCTGATCTCGCGACATATCAGGATCGAGATTGCGGAGCTGGCGCACCACGCCCTGCTCGGCGCCACCACCGTTGCGATAAACAGCCTCCAGCTCGTCGGCTAGTTTGGACGCGGTATCGGTGAAATTGGTAATGCCCGCATCGCCATGGCCGCGGGCATAGGCGTTCTGAATATGGTTGACGGTCGTGGCAAACGGAAAGCCGCCATGCGAGGCGGTGCCGTCGATCTGATCGGAAAGCGTCTGAAGGTGGCCCAAAGCCGTGTTCAAAGCGTTGTTGGACTGTCCGAGCTTGCCGGCAATCGCATTCGCTCGCCCCTTGGCGCGAGCGTTGAAGTTGGTCGCGTCGAAGGTCGGATCGAACTGGGCTACCTGGCTAAGCTTTTCCTGCCAAAACGGCGAGCGCAGCGCGGCGCCCTGCGGAAATGCCAATCGCCCTTCGGACAGCGCCTTCACCATGTTTTGGTCGGAGGCAGAAAGCGTCTTTAGATAGTCAGCACCATAGAGGCCGGTCTTGTCCGCCGATGGATGCTGCGCGTCATACTGTTCTTTGGCGGTTTTTGCATCGATCTCCGCCTTTTCGGCCTGAGCTCGGGCGGAGCGAATGTCATAGGGAAGGGTGGCCTCGTCCTTGCGGTTGTGGATGCCCTGCCCAGCGTTGTTGAGCTGCTGACCGGTCAGTTCACCCGGAAGCTTGGGGCTGGCGAAGGGACTCGCCGGCGGGAGCCATTGCCCATTCTGGCGGGTGTAGGTAACGCCATTGATAACACGGCTGTCACCGTCTTTATATTGCGCCACTAAAGTCCCCTCGTGCCGTTGCGGCCGAAATACGGAACCCGGCCATAACCGGGCAGCGTAACGTGAATGTGATCGCCCTCGTTGAGGTAACGGGCGTTGGGGCCGAAATAGCCCTGAAGCTGGCCCATCGAAGCGCCGACATAGTCGGCGGCATCGCCCGTCAAATGGTGCGAGTTTTTGACTCCGCCAACGAGACGGTTCCCTTCAATGGTGCGCCGACCGGAAGTCATGCGCCCGGGCGCCTTCATCGGGTCCGGAAAGTCGGTCGGCGAAACGTAATACGGCTTGGTCGTGTCAACGAAAAGGACGCGGGGCTGGCGACCCCGCACCTCCAGTCAACCGATCAATGTCTGCGTCGGTCAGCGGGCCTTGCTGTGCCCGCGACACGTTCGAGTAAAGCACCGGGCCTGTCTGCGTGTTCACAACCGGATCGGTCTTCGTCTTCAGGAACTGAAGTGCAGCTTCCGAGCCCAGCTTGCTCGCAATGTAATCGTAATCCGCCGCCGTGTCGTTGTTGACCGGTTTGGGGTGCGCAACCGAATAATCGTATTGCTTCTGCCAATCGGCGAAGTCGTCATTGCGGTGCTGCTGGTATTCCTGTTCCCGCTGGGCCATCTGCTGCTTCTGCGCCATCATGCCGAGCAGCCCTTGCAGCAGCATAGGGTTTCGCCGCGCTACGAGACCAGCGAGACCGAATGCAAGCGCCTGCTTCAGGCCAAAGCCTCCGCCAAACATGCCGCCTTTGGGCTTAGCCATTCCGGGAAGGTCCACGCCCGGCGATTGCATCTGGGCATAGGGTGGTGCGATGTTGAGAGCTTCGTCCATTATGCCGCCTCTGAAAGCTTGGCGTAGTTCACACCGTGCATGCCGTCGCCACGGAAGTTCTCGACCAATGCCCACGGGCGAAGTCGGCGAACGTCGGTCGAAAGCACGCCCTCGAACTTTTTGCCGTTGGGATCGGCCTTCCAGTTCCAGCGCGCTTTTTGCAGGCCGTCGCCCTTCGCGTCCCACGGCCCGATGTATTCGATGTTCGTCTTGAGGCGCGGATCGGACGCCATGATCGCACCCGATCCGATCGAGGCGGCAGCGTTGAGCAGGTCGTTGCCCCAGCCGCCTGGCACTTTCTGTTGGCCCGAACCGTTGGCGAGCCCGATAATGGGAGACAGCGCCCCGATCCCGGCATAAGGCAGCGTCCCCGCCGCAGTGGCCGCGCCCACATACGGCGCGACGCCAGCGAACTGTGAGCTATACATCGACGGGATAAGCCCAGCCGCCGCCATCTGGTTCTGCCGCTCTTGGGCGTAATTGCCGTAGCGAAGGTTGTTCTCCGCCTTTGCCAGTTCGCTCGTGAGGACGCCCGCGTGCTGCGTTCCCAGCGATGCCCCGGACTTGGCGAACAGCGAATTGACCTGATCGGCCACGTCGCCGCGCGTCTGCGCCGCAATCTGATCGAGGTAGGGGTTGGCGTTGAGATATTTTCCGCCGAGAACGTCGGTCGCATAGGCGTTCCCAGCATCGAGAAGCGGACTGTCCCCGAACGCCTTGTTGGCAAGGCCGGGGAGCTGCGCCTGAATGCCGCTGGCGATATTCTGCAAATTGCCCTGGTTGTTGCCGACAACATCCCGCACGGTGCCGATCGCGCCAAGGATGTCGCCTTGCGCCGGTTTCCACGGCGAAGACGTGGTCTTCGAGCTCTTCTTCCCCACCCGCTACTCCTCTAGCTGGCGCGAGTAGGCCATTGACCCGTCCGCCAGCTTGAACGCTTCCCACCCATATGCGCGGAGGATTTTCGTCCATCCCGCGCGCCCAAATGCGACCAGCCGCGTAGCCCCCGCTTCGCGCGCAGCCGCCCCAATCCTTCTGTCCAATTCGCTGAGCCAGCGGCGGTGGTCCCGACCGCCGACAAGCTTCACTTCCACGTATCCGTCAGGACTCAGCCACGCCGTTGCCACCGCCAGCAGCCTAGGGCCGTCCATACAGGCCCAAAGCAGCTCGTCAGGCTCCCACACGCCCTCAAAGCCGCCTCGTGCTCTGGCGGGCTCTAAAAAGGCTTCAGCTTCGTTCCAGTATTGCCAGTTGTGTGGATCGGGAACGACCCCGATCAGGATACGACGGCTCCGTCCGAGGTCCGCCGCCAGTCCGTCCCGTCGCTATAGGCCGGCGTTGGACCACCGCTTTCGTCGGTAACGTAAATCATCTCCCCCGGCTCACCCGTAGGCACCGTTGCCACCGTGTAGGACTTCAGCACCGGGTTGCCGATAATCAGCCGGTTCAATGATGCGGCAACAAGTCGAACCCATTCCGGCATCGATGTGGCCGTGGGCGGGACGATCAGGCTCAACGCCGACCCCCAGCAGCTTCAAACGGTACATCAATCCCCTGGATATATGACCAGTCCTCGCCGGCATCTACTGTCACTCGAGCCCGTAGATACCGGCCCGAAATGCGGCAATCGATGTCGCCCGAATCCTGCATGGTCGAGAACGAGCGCGTCGTCCCCGTATCCCCCAGCCTGCGGCGTGACGTAACCGCGAACGTAATGCCGCTCGTGGCATCGGTAATCGGCCGCACTTGCGAAATGCGTGTCTCCCGGCCCTCGACCAACTCCATGTTCGGCAACAGGAACGTCGCCGCCATATTGTCGCCGGTCATCGTCCCCAGCTCATTCGAGGCATTCACCGCCAGAAGCATCGGAACGCCACCCTGGAAGATCGGATCGTCGAGCGACGGCCCCATGGCATCCATGTCCGGGTAAATCGCGTCCAAATCCTCGAGGCTAAGCCCGGCGGTAAAAGCCGTGAGCGCGGCCCGGATGTTCCACGTCTCCGTGGACCATTGCTTCAGCAGATAATTGAAGATCCACGCCTTGCCCGGCATCACCCATTTGACGATCGTGTTGAACGGATCGATCGTCGCATACATGAAGTCGTCAATGTCCTGACGGGTGTAGGTGTCCAGGAACGTGCGGTCGATCTGCTCAGCACCAATGGGCTGGATGTCGTTGCCGTCCGTCATCATGAACCCGCGATCGGACAGGAAGAATACCAGTCGCCCCGCCTGGGCGATCGATCCAGCAGCGGAACAGCCGATGTTCGCCGAGATAACGTCGAACTGCCACACCGTAGGCACACCAACATAGGACATGCGGGTGATTTGCGACCGCTGGAAGATCAGCCCGTATTCACCGCCGGCGAGCCCCGTGATATTACCGCCTGACAGCATCGGCTTGGAGCCGGATTGATTGGTTCCCGCCGTCCATTCGGCGCGGTCCTCGAACCCGGACCATGTAATCGTATTGTCCTTGCCCAGCACAACGAAGTCGCGCACCGTGGCGCAATAATCCGCGTCGGGCGGGCTTCCACCCAAATCGGCCCCGGTCCCGGTCAGGATATTTACGTCAACCGGCGTCCCGCCATAGGTCGCAATGGCATGATCGTTGAACTGCGTGAAATACCACCGGCCAGCCGTCAGAGACCCGAGGATCGAAGACCACGAAAGCGTGTTGTCGAAGCTATAGAGGTCGGTTGCCGTCCCCGCCAGCAGTTGCACCGTGCCGTCCGAGCCGGTGAACGCCGCGCCGCCCTGGAACAGGGCCGGCAGCGCATCGGTCATTACGTCAAATGCCTTGATCGGGCGATAGCCGTCAGGCGACGGATAGACGTTATCCGCTTCCTGCAAGCCCTTTTGGAGGTGGTCGGGCTTATCGGGCTCCAGCGGCCCGAAAATCAGTCTCACGGCGCGACCGCAACACGCGGATAGAGTGGGCCACCGCCGTGACGCTTCTTGGTCCCATGCTTTTGCAGACTAGCGATGGCTTCATCCCACAAGCTTTTCCAGCCCGCGACCCGCTCATCATTCCAGAGGAAGGCTTCGGCCATGACCAATGCGCCAAACAGGTAAACGTCGGGGTGCGAGACGATCAGCCAGTTAGTCTGGTTGTCCGATGAAAGCGGGGTCAGCTTCTGGTAATAGTGGAGCCAGGCCGTGTAGGTGTCGGCGGGAGACGGGGCGAGCAAGATTTGCCCGTCAGAAATGGCATATATTTGCGGAATGCCTGCAACGCTGGTCGGATATTGCCGCCTGAAGGTGTCCAGCGGAGCCGGGACGACTTCGCTATCCGTGTCGCGGTCGATGTAGAGGTGCCGCGCCTCAAGAAAGTCTGTCGGTAGATCAACCGAGCCGTCCGAAACCGTCAGCTCTTCGATCGTCTCCATATCGGGAACACGCAGCTCACGATTGAGGCGCGCTTCCAACAGGGCAATGAAGTCGGGAATCTTCGCGTCGAGGTCCGACCGATTCAGCCAGTCGGAAACGGACGCCACAAGACCCGCGTAGGTCGTGACGCCCGTTCCAACGCTTGCCCCGGTCCCGATCGGGACAATGATCGGCATTAGTCTTCAGCCGATTCCAAGGTGACGGTGAACACCTCAGCCGATGCCGGCGTATAGGCGCCACGGGCCTCCAGAAGGCCATAAAGCGACAGACTGTTGATGTTGAACTCGCACGTCGCGTTACCAGCTGCGCCGTCCGTCATCGCCTTGTCGATCGTCACATCAACCGAGCCGACATAGTTGGCGGCCTTGTCCGTGGACCATGCGCCATTGTCGCCGTTGGCGGCGGTGATCGAAGACGTGGTGTAGAGGTGAAGCCGAACCGAAGCGTTGGTGACGCTCGTTCCCGTCTTCGACACGCGCACGCGGCGGATCTGAGCCGAGCGGCCCGAACCCTTGGTAACGGGCGAAAAGGTCATCGCCACAACTGAGCCGGCGGTGGTCGAGTTAGCCATGAGGTCGCCCGAGGCATAGGCAGTGGTGTCCGCCGGACGCGTGAACGACGCAGACGGAAGCCTCCGAAGAATCGAAGCCATTGTTTGTTGTCCTGTTAGATGGTGAAGGGTGTTCGTTTGAGGTGCCGCCAGTCGCTGCTGTTCAGCAGGCGCTTCACAGCATCGCCATGGTCGGGGTTCATTACGTCCACGCCGTATTCGACCAGCCACTTGAGCATGATCGAACAGGGAATTGATGCGGCTATGTAGCCATCACCCATCTTGTGATTACCGTGGTTCTGGATCGCCTTGTTGCGGTCCAAAATCGGCTGCACATCCTGCTCATACGAGATGTAGGTTTTATCCTCCGTCTCGTCATAGGAATGGAACGTCTTGAGACCCGTTGCCGGGTCGTAGTCGAGCAGTCGTTTGTTCATGAGAGAACGGCGGGAAGTTGCCCTCCCGCCGCCTTTTCTGTTTGAGACTAGCTCGTTGTCGGGCGTTAGCTCGTGGTCAGGTCCGCAACCACGCCGCTGCCCTTTTCGTTGCAGGCCTCAAGCGTGAACTCGACGCTGAGGAGCTGGCGGTCGCTGTGGCCCGTCTTGGCGAGGTCTTCGACCTTGAAGGGCTGGTAATAGCACAGCTTCCACATCTCGGGATCGACCACGAGGGCCGAGCGCGAGCGCGAGAACTGGCTATAAACCATGTTCACGCGACCGAAGTCGGACACATACACGTCCGCACCGGCAACGATCGTCGCGAGATTGCCGCCTGCCTGCTGGCGCTGGGCTGCAATACCCTCGAAGGTCGAGGCGGCCTGCTTGTTGAACGAACCGAGCAGGACCAACGCGCCATCGACCTCGCCGCCGTTGTCGGCCATCGAAGCGAGGACCGTCTTCAACATTGACTCGTCGAACGCGCGCTGAGTGCCATCCGTGGCAGCGGCCTGGATGCCGCCCGAGAACGCGGTTGAGCTACCGCCCGTGCCGCGCGAGTAGTTCGTCTGGATCCACGCCTCGAAGCCGGCGCACTCACGGGCCGTGCCCGCAGCGCCTGCCGCACTGGCATAGTTACCCGTCAGACGGGCCTCCATGTCGCGCTTGATCTCCTTGATGCGCTTGGAGCGCTGATAGGAGAGCTCGTCGCCGCGACCGGCTTTCGAGCCGACGCGGTTGGACGAAGCGACCTGAATCACCTTGTCCATGAGCTGCGTGTAGTTGCCCAGGCGCACCGTCGCAGTCGCGGAATCGTTGCTCGGATCGTCGCCTTCGATCACCTTGTTGGTGCCGTCAGCGGCGGCCAGAACGTCGGTCTGCCACTCGTGGTTCTTCTGCTCAGCGCTGCCCTTGCCGATGCTCGACATGAAGGGCGTTTTGGTCGGGGAGATGTCGTGGATGACATCGGTAAGGTCTTCCCGACGACCCACCGCCTGGTAGGTTTGGTAAGTGCCTGAAGGAACGGACATTTTCTATGTCTCTTTTCGTTATTTGGGTTGCGTGAAGAAGCTATCGAGGACACGCATTGTGGCGTCCCTGTCCCCGCGCTTCATGGCGTCGCGATCTGATGCGTATGCCGCTTGCCGCGCCGCCCCTGGGGCCTTGGCTGAGCCTGGGGTCGTAGTCTTCGGCAGCGTCTTGGCCGCGCGCACCTTCTCCATCTTCTTTGAATTGGCCCTATCCCAGCGGTCGGCTTTCACCTTCCACTCAGCAGCGGTCTTCATCGCAAGAATGTCGGAGGCGCGGGCCTGCGCGATCAGCTCGGGCGAATAGCCCAACTCCCTGGCGACGGCCGACAGCTCGGTTTGGAGCTTCGGCCCGGTCGTGGGGTCGAGATATTCGGGAAAATGTTGGACGAGTGCTTGGCGTTGTTCCGCGTGGAACAAGCGATCGGCTTCAGCTTCGCGAGCCTGGGCCTGACGGGCGAGCTCTTCCGCTTGCAGCTGCGTCTGCTGACGCTGGGCTTGGGCGTTCTGATATGCTCGCGCCTGCATGGCGTAGGTCACGGGATCGGTCGCGATCAGCGCCATGTCCGGTTCCGGAACATCGAACTGGGCGGCAATCTGCTGAAGCTGTTGGGCATAGCCGCGCTCGATCTGTGCAAGCTGGCTTATTGCCGCCTGCTCAGCCTCCCGCTTCACGCCGGCTGCTTCTTGCGCTTTCTGCTGGACGAACCGCTCGCGCTCACCCTCACGCTTCGCCAGATACTCCTGGTCCTCGCGTGAAAGCTTGGCGAAGCGCTCCTTGGCTTCGGCGTCCCACGATACCGGGGCCTCGATGGGCGGAAGCTCGTCTTCCTCCGCTTCGATTTCCAGATCGTCTTCGGCATCTTCAGCGGATGGGTCTTCACCCCCCGCCTCTGCCGGATCGTCCTCGTCTTCCTTGTGGTTTTCTGGATCGGCAAACGCCGCATTCAAACGGTCTTCGGGCGTCAGTTCGGCAGCAACCACATGGTCGTCACCTCCGACTGCGGGCTCGTTAGCCTGCTGGGTCATCAGTCACCTATTGATTGCCGCGCCACATTCTGGCGGCAGCCCCCCGGCTTGGCTTTGACCGTTACCGGCTCGCTTTCGGGCCATTCCCCGTCCACTTTGCGGCTCGTTTTTGCGGGTAGCGAAACTCTCGGCGGGTTGGCCCCGCTCTTATCTTTTATGGTGTTGGCACGAGTCCGAAGATGCGCCGCTCGGACGGCGTCATGCGCTCCATCTTATCGGCGCGGAGCCTATCCTTCTCGGCCATCTGCCCATCGAGCATGACGGCCTGGATCCCGTTCTCTAAGCTGTCCAGGACTCGCATTGCCGTTGACAGGGCAGTGAGTTTGTCGGCCCGCTTCTTCGGGTTCAGTTCGGTGGCCGCAACCTCGATAATCCGCGCGGTGTAGGTCTCGCGGCATTCGGCCAGGATCGGCGTAATGAACTCTTCCAGCGCCCGTTCTGCGCGATGCGCGCGGGCGATGCGCTCGCTGGGGGTCATGGCTTATGGAACCCCATTGGCTCTGGCAGGCGAAAGATCGGCTCACCCGTTGCTGTAATCAGGCCCGTGTCCGCCGCCTCGGGGCCGTCAACCGTGAGGATGGGGCGCATCGGCTCGGCATCATCCCACAGCGGGGTTTCGATGTAGAGCGGTTTGGCGGCTTTCGCGCGGCCGACGACATAGCGGGTCATTTGTTCAGCTTCCCACCCTTGCGGAGGGATGTGACTTTCGCTTTGCTCTCCGCCTCGGCGCGCCGCTGTTCGGCAGCGTGCCTGTGGGCCTCAATCGCCATTTCGTGCGCCTGAAGGAATGCGTCGATGTTCTGCTGGCGGAGGGCCAGTTGCGTCTCGCTCTCCATTCGCGCCTGAGCGATTTGGGCGTCACTCGCGCCCTTCTGCGCCATCAACGCGATCTTCGCCTGGCTGTCCTGCTGGGCCTGCATCAACTGCTGCTGCTTCAACTGAAGCTCGGCTTGCAGCTTCATCACCGCCGGATCGGGCTGCGGTTCCTGCTGCGGCGCATCGTCAGGGTGGGTGTAGAGGTCGTTCGGCGCCAGTCCGGCATCCTTCGCGGCGGCGGTCAGGTTGTTATAGACGTTCTCCCACGTGCAGATCGGGGCCTGAGCGCCCATCAGCAGCGAATGCGATTGGGCGACCATGTTCCGATACGCCAGGCGCTCGTCCTTCGTGCCCGAGCCGAGACCAACCTTGACATTGATCTCCATGTCCTCGGGCCATTGCGAGGGATCGACTTGCTTGTATTCCCCATCGACGCGAATGGTGAAGGGCTGGCCGTAGCGGCGCATCAGGCCAACCTTCTTCATGAACAGCCGGGCCACGCCTTCCGCGAAGTTGCGGATGATGTAGCGCTCCATCTGCTGCCCGCGCGCCATGAGCTGCGCCTGTCCCTTGGCCGTGTCGTTGAGCGTGTCTTCGTCCACGCCCTTGTTGAGGCGGGTAATGCCCGTGCGGCTCTCACGCTGGCGCGTCTTGAACTCGATCGCCTGAAACGCGATCTGGCTAATATCCTGGACCGTCTCGGGCTGGGGCTCGACGCTGCCCTTCCACCGAACGATCCGGCGCGGGCGAACGGTCAGCAAATCCTCAATCGTGTTGTCGCCGATTGAATCCTCGTGAACCAGCGTCCCAGGAGCAACGGACATGTAGAGCGAGTCCAGCCCGTTCCGCTCAAGCGCGGTGTTCACGCGTTGGATGTCCACGGTCTTGTCGGCCAGCGATTGACCAATGAGCCGGCCCTGCATCGGGAACGGGCACCAGAATTCGAAGGGCTGGTAATCCACCTCTTCAATCGACAGGATGTGGTTTCCGACCCGATGGATGCACAGCCGCTCGGCAATGCCGTCGCCGTTCAGGTCATAGAGGACATATTCCTCCAGCAGCCACACCTTGCGGAGCGCGCCAGTGCGGTCGTCCCTAAGCGTCTCGCGCCCATCATCGCGGGCGAAGCCTACCGTGGCATTGTTGCCGCCGTCCTGAAGGTTTGCGACTTCGTCATAGTCGAAACCCATCTCGACCAGTTCGGAAACCAGCTTCTCGGAGATGTGCGCGTTATAGACCGAGCTATCCAAATCCCGCGCGTCGCGCGATACGCGGAACTCTTCCTGCGGCACGAAATAATCCGGGAACGTCGCCGGCGACTCCTCGATGGTCGCAATGCGGTGCGTCTCTTCGTCGATTTGGTCAGCCGCGATTATGCCGGCGGCCCTTAGCTCGTCCTCGTTGTCAGGCAGGAAAATCGTCGGAACGTCGCGCTCGACGCGCTTCCGCTTGCGCTCGACGCAGGACTTAACAATCGCGATCTTTTCGAGCAGCCCGCCCTTCGCCCAGTCATGGATCAGGCGATAGCCCGACTTCCTCCGATAGAGGTAGTGCATCGCCTCCGTGGCGTCATCGCACACATCCTCTTGCGCCTCGTCCGTAGGCTCGAACTCGACCACCCGCCCCGACGACACAAACGCGTCCAGGACCGACGTGAGCATGTAATCCGTGGTTTCGGCTACATCGCGGGCCACTACTTGAGAGCGGCCATCCTCTTCGTCGCCATAGGGCTCGCCGTTATAAGCCTTGAGCGCGGTCTCGACTTCCTGGAGCAGTGTCCCGTCGAATGAGTTTTCTTCCTCGCGCTGGAGGAAGGACAGGAGCTCGCGATTGTCGATCAAACCACGCCTCCCTTGCTGTAATTGATCTTACCGCCCGCAAATGCCGCCTTGGGCGCTACCGCCGCCGTCTCGAACGACTTGTAGCCGTGGCTAAACTCATCGTGCCGCGCCGTGGATTTCCACGTCGCCAGCTTGTCGTCCCAGTCCTTGCGGTAGTTGTCGAGGCACTGGATCAGGCGGGCGCACCGCTCTTCATCGATCCATACGCTCGGCAACATGGCCCGTGATGCCTCGATCCCCGCTGCCTCAGTGGCGATGCGAGGGACGATCGAGATGGGCCTGATGCCCGCCTCTTCGGCCCATTCCTTCTTGGTCTTCGCAACCGCGCCCAGTGAGCGCTGGTCCCCGTCATGCGGGAAGTAGTGGCGGCCGTAGATGTAGTCCTTGCTGTTGAGGTAGCGGGCGTAATGCTCGAAGCCTTCGCCGCTGTTCTCGTAATAGTCGATGATCCGCTCTTCGGCCCCCAGCTGCTGCTTGAAGGTCAAAGCCATCGCGTCACCGACGCCAAGATCCCAGTAAACGTCCACCGGCTTGTTGAGGATCGGAATACGGCAGATGCGGCCCTGTTCGCGCATCTTTCGCATTTCGGTCGAGAAATATGCCCCCTCGATCGATGCCTCGAACGCCTCCTTCGGAGTGGAGGGGAACTCGCGCTTGATGTCCTCGCCCTGCTCCTCGGCCTTCTTAATATACCAAGCCCGCTGTTCACGGGTCAGGTGGATGCCTTCGCCTTCAAGCTTGGCGAAATACGCCTGCATTTCCGCCGTCTCGATCACATCGGCATCGAGGGTGTATTCGGGGCTCGTCCACCACGGCGCGAAGTGGAACTTCCAGTCCATCGCGGTCAGCGGGTCGCCCTTCAATTCCCTGTTCTGCGCCGCTGTCGTCATGGCGTGAAAGTCGCCCGACTGACCCTCAGCCGTTGATTCCACCGTGATCTGCTGACCAGGCGCCACAGTGTTGAACGCGCCAGTCTTTACCTCTCGCGCCTTCTCGGGAAACTTGGCGCAGAGCTTGCCGTATTCCGAAACGTGAAGGCGTTGGAGCGTGCCAGAGCGTAGCGATGTGCCCACCCGGATCGAGGAGCCGTTGCTGAACTTCAGGCTCCTAACCGTGTCACTGGTAGCGCTCACGACGGCCCTGAGCTCGTCCGGCAGATTGTCGTAAGCAAACTTGATCTTGTCGGCGAAGAACGCCTCGGCGTCCTGTAGGTTGTGAGCAATGACGCCGGCGGACGTGTTCGGCTTGAACAAACAGTCGTCCAGCATGTCGAGCTGGATAACCGTCGTGAATCCCTTCTGGCGGGCCTTGAGAACAATATCGAGGCCGTGGCGCTCGTCCATGAAGTGCTCTTGATCCTCGTTCATCACGAACGGGACTTCGGCGCCGGTCTTGTCCTTGATGGTGTAGAACCCGCCGCGCAGTCTCGCCAGCTTGTCAGGCCAGCGCTCCGCGCAAAGGTCTAGGAACCCAGGCCCAGCCACGCCCTCGCCTTGTCGCTTAGATCGTGCGTGACCTCGTGCTTTTGCGCCTTGTTGTCGCTGAAGGCGTTGCTGAGCTTGCCGAGATACCAGCGGTCGGCATCAAAGGCCAAGCGACCCTTAGCCGCGTCCTCGGCCGTCTGCGCCTTGATCCTCGCTTGTTCCGCCAGATAGTAAAAACCGTCCTCGCGTGCGCGCGTAATTGCCAAATCGAACGCCTCGTCCGCTTTCTGCCAAAGCCGGACAGCTTCGCGGCTCGGCATTCCTGCGTCTTTGCAGATCGACAGGAGGCTTCTACCCTTTTCCAGCTCTTCGATGATTGTCTGGCGAACAGCGGCTGTGTCTTCAGCCATTGATGCGGACCCGCCACACTCGAACCTCGCCGTCCACAATCGTTGCGAACGCCTGCCAGTCTGGATGCGTCTTCGCGAGCTTGTAAACGGTCATTGCGTCCCTCGCTTTCTGCTCCCGCTATCGGGTGGGCAGTTTCGGGCTAATTTGTCGGAATCGGCTTGTGGCCTTCGTCTTCGTGGTGAAGCACGTCCCCGAGCTTGCGGTAATCCACTGCCTGGCCGCATTGCTGGCAGGTGTAGAAATGGTCGGCTTCTGATTTGACCGGATCGAGGGCTGTGCCTAGAATGGCATTCAGCAGGCGTCGCGCCAGATCATCCATGGCCCTGCCCAGCTCAGTCTCGTCCACGGATCAGCCACCAGCAGATCAGCGTTTCGCCGGTCGTCACGAACACCGCTACAGTTAGAGCGGTCGCGATGAACTCAGCGGCCTTTAGTGCGACCCTACCAGCGGACATGGTCGCGGTCGTTCGCATAGCGGTAGCGTTCGTCGAGGCTGGGCCGTGTCGCCGGGATTGCGGCATCGAACCAGCGATACCAGCAGCGAGTCCTTTGAGCCTCTGACCATTCGCTCGGCAGCCAGCCCGTCCAGTTAATCACCCGCCCGCCATCTCGGAGCGGGAGGAACCAGATCATTTTCGCATCAGCGCCCGGAACACCTTGGTCAGCTCGTCCAGGTCTTTCTGGGCGATCGGCTCACCGTCATACTTAACGCCGCCGAACCTCTGGATCGACGTGTGGTAAATCACGGCTGCCAGTTGCCGTTGCTCTCCAGCGGTTCCGCTGTGCTTTGCCGCAGCCAGATAGGCCAGCGATCCGCCAATACCCGCGAGCTCGTCCGCGCACCGTCGCAAGGCTTCGGCGAGTTCGGACGCAATTTCGGGCACCGGATCATCCTTCGCGACGATCGCATGTTTGCGGGCTGTTGAACGCGGAGGCATGTTGTCCTCCTGAATGGGTGGTCAGGTTGCGCTTCTTGCCGCAATCGACGTCTGTCTCGGGCCTGAGAGGCTTTGCTGACCGTCGCGCACTGCAACACTCGCTTTGGGGGGAGTGTCAGGCTCGCGCGCGAATACGAAAAAGCCCGCGCGGATCGTCTCCGGCGGGCGCAATTCCAAGCTTCGCATTTTGTAAAGCACAAATCGGGAACAAAGTCAAGAAAAATCTCACGCCGCCCGCCGCTCAAATCTCGCCGGCAGGCTGCCATCGACCAGGATCAGCAACCCGCGAATGGCCGCTGCCAGCAAGTCGTGGTCGTGGGCGTCCGGAAAACGACAGGGCTGCATCCACGCCGGAATCATCTTCTTGCGCTCCAGCAGGGCATAAGCGATGTGAGACATGACCCACGGGGCATCCTCCTTGCCATCTGGTCTAGATCCCACGACAGGATCGATCAGGAGGCTCAGCAGGGCGCTGCGCTCAAGCCCGCGCAAATCCATGTCCGTTCGGTCGAACCGTTCGTCCCGCGATGTGTAGCGCGGCTCAGATCGCGATTTGTCCGTGCGTTCGTAGGAGCCGGTCTTGAACCCTTGGCCCCTCATCAGCGCGCAGTAGTGATCCCGCCACTGGCGCCCGGCGTCACGGAGGTCTTGAGCATCGAATCCATGTCCGTCGAGAAGGCCAAGCGCATGAAGCTGACCAATACCGTCGCACACGTCCTGGTCGATCGATCCGCCGCGCCCTTCCGGGCCTTTCGTTGGCCGGACGAAGGCATAAAGCTCCCTCCTCTGTTGGACTCGTTCGCAAGGTGGAATGTTGGCGAGCAGGCGACCGCTAAGATCGCGTGGCCCTTCCTTCCTCGGTCTACCGCGCTTTCTTGCCATCTACGCCTCCACTCGGTTTCACGCCCAAAAGCTCGTCAAGCCACCGGATTTTAGCGTCCAGCTCCCCGCGCTGCTCGACGTAAGCCATCCTCTTTCCCTCGTAATAGGGGCGCTGCTCTTCAGTCATGCGGCCCTCCCGATAAATTGGGCCGGGGCCTCACAAGTCTGATCGAACAGATACCAGCAGCAGTTATCCTTGCCGGTGAAGGGCGAGTCCTCGATCCATTTCACCCGGCCAACCGAGACGATCTTGTGGAGCCACTTCATGTAGGGCGCGGATTGCTTGGTGTGCATCCAGTCGGCGTCGAACAGGAACCACGTGGGCCCGACCGCGCTGAACCGCTCGATCAACGGGTGAAGGATATTGCGGTCCCACGGCGGGTTGGTGATCGTCACCGCGAACGGATCGACCGGGCCCGTCCTGGCATCGGCCATGGAAATCCCATCGCGAAGCGGCTTGATATCGTAAGCGAGAACGCATTTGTGGCCGTGGCGGCGGAGGTGTTCGATCAATGCCCCGCCGCCAGCGCACGGCTCGACGAACCGCGTCTCCGGGCGAAGGTGCGCGAGCAACGGAACGACCGCCGGGTAGGGCGTCGGATAAAAGTCGCGGGGGACTCGCTCGAATGACGACCGCTTGCCCATCAGGCATCGCCCGCTGCGCGCATTTTCGGATCGCTGTTGACTTCGCCACGGGCAACCGCTTCAGCCCACCACTTGGCCGCGAGGTCGGTGTTCCCGTCCTCTGTGGCGATGCGGTAGAAATCTAGTGCCGTGAAGGTCTTTCGGCCGACGGGGCGGCTGCGACGTTCGGCTACCAGCTTAGCAATCTCGTGGACGATTTGCGCTGGCCTAGTTACCGATCGGCGCACTTCTGCAGACACAGCAGCAACCTCTGATGCCCTGATGCCCTCAAGCGCTTCAACCGCAGCGTGTAACCACACGGTCTGCTGCTCGGCGTTCATGCTCGACGCAGCGACCAGCTTGAGGCACTTTGCCAGCTCACCGGCAAGCGCTTGGGTTTCCGAAGCTGGATAGCGCGACAAGTGTTGGGTCGGGACTGCTGGAAGAGTGGCTTCGGTCATAATTGCCCTCGGTGACCTTGAGGAAGTTTTCGGCTTTGATGATCCAGGGGAACGTGAACCACGCGGGCGGATCAGCGCCCGACAGGTAGGGCGAGGCTCGGGCGCGAATGATCGCCGCCTTGAACCCGTCGAGTCCGTTTTCCCGCAATCGGCTTCGGAGGTGCTTTTCGCGTTGGCCTGCATAGCTGCGGGCCGTCGGCCATCCAGCGGCGACGGCATTGGCATTCCAGAAAGAAAGGGCTTCCGCCAAAGGCTGGCGCGGCGACACAGAAGCGTTAGCTTCTGAATCTATTTCTTCCCTTTCTTCCCTTATTTGTTCTGTGGCTCGGTGCTGCCTCACCTCTGCCTCACAAGGTGCCTCATTAGCTGGCTCACACGGAACTGCATCTGCCTGATATTCGTTGTAATTGCAGATGGTTATGACCGTAACACCTGCCTCACTGCGCGCCTCAATCATTGCCTCGCGCCGGAGACGCCCCCAGAGTCTCTCAACCCAAGCTTTGTCCTTGTCGAAAGCTCGCGCGAGGTCGCGCTGCGACACGGCCAACTGCCCGCGCTGGAGATTGAGCTTGTGCCCCTTGTAACGGACGACGGCGGGCTTCCATTGGGCTTTCACGATCATCCACGCGAAGGCCATTGCCTCTAGGCTGTTGCGGAATGCCGGATGCTCTTCGAAGAGCGGGCGGTGGATGCGAACGTAGCCGCTCACCCGGCCAGCCTTTCGCGCAACAGAGTCACGTCGAACGCCGCCTGATCATCGTTTTCGGCGCGAGCTTTCACGGCCTTGATCGCATATAGAACGGTCGTATGGTCCCGCCCGAACCTCCGCCCTATTTCGGCGATAGATTGCCCGGTGAGCTCGGAGGCCAAATACATCGCGACCTGGCGCGGATGCGCGACGCAACGCCGCATGTCGGCCGCCGTCATCAACGTCGATTCAATCCCGAAGTAATCGGCGACCGCGCGCTGGATCTCGGAAATGAGCTGGCGCCGGCGGTGGGTTGGGGCGTGGCACGTTGGGCAGAAGCATGGCAGCGCGATTGCTTCCGGTCTCTTCCTCTCTGGTGGCGCTGGAAGCCGGATCGGCGGCTCGATCCCAATCAGCTTGAGAATCGCATCCCGCAAATCGCGCGAGCCGCGCGCCGCTTCGTCGCGGCTGATAACGTACTCATCAGTATAGAGCGCAGGGGTGTCGCGGGTCAGGCCCTTGGGCTCCAAATGGGCGGCAATCACTTCGCTGAATCCTCCGGCATATGCTTGACCATTTCCGCCTCGACCTGAGCCTCTGAAAATCCGCCGTAAGTTGTGGCGATGTGGGCCGGACGAATGCGGTCGAGAGCGTTCATGCTCGCCATGAACTCGATGAACCTGATGGTGTGGGCGCGGCGCGCCTCGATCGGATAGGCGGTGCCGTGCGGGATGCTGCGCTCTGGCGTCGCGTTGTTCGACATCAGGCCAACTCCACCACGAGCTTGCCGTGTTCGCAGCGATCGGCCCACGTAACGGTCGGGGCCTCAAACAGGCGGTCGTTCACGTCCAGCTTGAGTGCGATACCGTCGAGGTGTGCCTTGCAGCGGGCGATGAAATTGTCTTTGTCGCCCGTGCGCCACGCTTCAGGCGGGTGGGCCAGCAGGTGAACCTTGATCGTCTCTGCCGCTGGCTCCCAGTCGGGATTGGCTTGGATAGCGAGCTGCGTTGCCCAGCCAGCCTCAATCTTTGCCGACTTCCTGAAGCGGTTGCGCTTCATGTGGTGACATGCCGTGTTGGGGCTTAGCTCCTTAGCGGGCCAGCAAAGCTCAATTCTGAGTGTGTCCCCCCCGGCCATCTACAACAGCCTTGCAGCGGCTTGTAGCGCCGTGGGTATCGTCATCAGAATGGCGACGTAGATGCAGCCAACGATGAACCCGGCACCGAAGTGGGAATAGAATTTGATGAGGGCGCGGAATGCTACAAGCGCTTGGGTCATACGATTGCCCATCCGCCGATGAGAACGATTAGACCGACAGGCAGCAGGAACATAAGGGCGCAACCCATTTCCTTGCCGGCGAGCGGAACATGGAGCGTCGCCATGTTCATCATGCGCTCTGTGAAGTCGTCGTCGCTCCAGATGTTGTTGCCATCGTCGCTCATGCCACCCGCCCCCGAAGCTGAATGACTTTCACGCCAAGATCGTTGGCCTCGTTCGGGCCAATGTCGCGACCCGCCTCACTCTCGGGGTGGTGCGCCCGATCCTTTGCCTCGATGAACTCCCGGCACCCGGCGGAGAACTCGTCGTAATCAATGCCAGAAGGAACGCGGACAACCGCGAATCCCTCGGGGCAGAGAAGGTTGAGCAAGTCGTCGGGAATGGCGCCGCACAGGCTGTAAACGGCACCTACTGGCATCTCGCACGGCTTGCGCTCGACGCTTCCGTTTTCGTTGCCGGGGAAGTACGAGCAGAGCGTCGAATACGGGATGCCGCTGTCGAAACTGACAGCCTTGAGGCTGATGCCCCGGCGGTCGAGTTCGCGGCGGATCGCGCGTTGTCGGTCGCGCATGATATTGGATGCGTCACGCATGATGTTGCGCCTCCGTTCCGTTAGTTGTGGCGCCATGGAAATCGTCAGGAACCGCCGTCCGATGGCCGTTGGGCCAATAGTCGCCCGCTTGTTTCCGGAGCTTGTCCGAGAGTTCGGGCAGGATGATGCGCGTGAGGACGCGGTAGCCGAGAAAGGCGAAAACGGCGGCGATGATGAATCCCCCCGCCACGGCTATGTCTCCGCCGTCAAAGGAATGCGGAGCGAGTCAGGGGTAACTCGCCCCGCTGCGCCGGGAGCTGGCGCAAAAAACGTCCCGTTACAGTGCGTTAATGAACTGTCCACCTTCGCTCTGGCACCAAATCTTTTGCCGGTCGTTGCGTATGGGGAAGGGGCCTGTGGATGCCCGAGAAGCTGGATGCCGTGTTCTTCTGTGAAGAGCCGCCGGAAATCGAATACCGCAGCGGAAATTTTCACGTGGTCCAGACCATCGGGCAATATCGCTTCGAGCGGGTCATTCCGCCCCACACGTTCCTCAAAGCCCTCCGTCGCGCCAATGCCGCTGTCAGGGCTTGGCAAGGCGGCGCGGAAGTTATCAGCTTCCCGACACCCGATAGCGAAGAGGCTGCTGTCGGCTGACATTACGCAGCCTGCCGCCCAGTCGGCGCGACCTTTTCGGCCTCCTCAATGAAGGCGATTTGCTCTTCGTTGAGGTGGGCGATCAGCGGAGCCTTCCACCCAAACTTCCGATATATCTGGACGATAAGCCCACGAGGCTGCGTTTTGGTGTTCAGGATGTCGCACGCATAGGAGCGACTAATGCCAAACGCCTCGTTGAGCTGCCGGATGGTGGGTTTCGCCATGCCGCCGTGTTCGCATATCACGGACACGAATGCAATAGGAAAAATCCGTGAAACGCTAGACGACCCTCCGCACGAGCTGACGTATATTACGGACGTGCCGGAGAAACTGCCTCACTACCTGAAGGAATGGCGCGAGTTCCGCGAAATGACGCAGGACGAGCTGGCCGATGTGGTGGGCACGTCTAAGTCAGTCATCTCCGACCTGGAGCGTGGACGGCTAAGGCTGTCCGATAAGTGGCTGCGTCGGCTAGCACCCGCTCTGAGGACAAACGCCGGCCACATCCTCGATAGCGATCCTAACGATATCGACACCGACATTCTCGACATTTGGGCGGCGATCGACGAGCGCGACAAAGCGACCGCGCTCCGCGTCCTCGAATCCTTCCGCAAGACCGGCACCAGCAACTAGAATCAGACGATTTACGGACACTCACCCCTACGGGGTGCTAAATTAGTTGTCCGTTATATGCGGATTTCGCTTTACACGCTGTCCGTAATGTGCGAACACGGCTCCACGGCACACAGCCGACAGGAGCAGATCAAGTGGCGAACGAGCAATATCCGATCAAGAATCGCTGGTCCGGCGAAGTTATGTTCACCGCCGAGATCACTTGTTCTCCGGATGCTCTGCCAAGCGTGAAACTAGGGCTGGCCGTAAAGGCTGCTCTTAAAGCGCGTGCCGACCTCGCGGGTGCCTACCTCGCGGGTGCCAACCTAGCGGGTGCCGACCTCGCGCGTGCCTACCTCGCGCGTGCCGACCTCGCGGGTGCCTACCTAGCGCGTGCCTACCTCGCGCGTGCCGACCTCGCGGGTGCCAACCTAGCGCGTGCCTACCTCGCGCGTGCCGACCTCGCGGGTGCCAACCTAGCGCGTGCCAACCTAGCGGGTGCCAACCTAGCGGGTGCCGACCTCGCGGGTGCCGACCTCGCGCGTGCCTACCTCGCGGGTGCCAAAGGCTTCATTCCCGAGCGGACAACGCATTTGGCGTCTCTCAAGTTCATGCCCACCGTTCATGCCTTCAAGGTCGTGAATGAGCGCGGCGAAGGCCACATCAACGGCGGTCTGAAATACAAGATCGGCAAGCGTGTTTCGGTCAAGAATGCCGACACCGACCCGAACGAAATGTGTTCGGCCGGCATTCATGTGGCCGATCTGCCTTGGTGCCTTAAAGAATGGCGCGAAGGCTACCGCATCCTTCTGATCGAGCACACGAATGCGGACATTGCCTGCATTCCGTTGGGCACTGACGGCAAATACCGCCTGCATGGCTGCACGCCGGTCAAGGATATCACCGACAAGCTGCGTGAATGCGGAGCGCTCCCCGCGCTTCAGGTTGAGAAGGCCGCGGCATGACCCGCCAACCTTTCGTCCGCCCGATCCCGGTCGAGCATCTTCATGCCCTGACCGACGCGCCGGGCTATCGCATCGTCCACCCGGCCCCGCCCGAGATCATCGCTGCGGCTGAGCTCGAGGACTGGGAACTCAATGCTCTTCATCAGGCCGGTTTCCGGCTGACCATTTGGGAACGGCTTTGGCTGTTCCTGCGGAGTCTCGTGGCATGACCAGCCTCTCCAAACAACCGACGGCTGGCCCGTGGTCGCTCAACCGCATGGACAGTGCCGTCGAGTTCGCGGCGCTGAAGGGTGAGACCCTGGCCGAGCATGAGGGCTACTATCGCGCCAACTCCGGCGCGTGGATCGTCACGGCCGTGCAAACCGATGAAGAGGGCTTTCAGGTTGGCGGGCCGATTTGCGAGGTCTCATTCAAAGGTGAGGCAAAGCGCGGTGAAGCTTACAAAGCGCCAGATCCGGAAGGCCAAGCCAACGCCCGCTTAATCGCGGCTGCTCCTGAACTTTACGCCTTCGTGGCCAAGTTTGTCGAACACTGCACGTTCGATACGCTCGGCAAGGGCGACAATCTCGACAACCTCTTCGCTGAGGCCAAGAGCGCCCTCGCCAAGGCTCACGCCCAATGACCCGCACCTGCATCACAATCGCAATCCTCAACATCTCTTACTTTGCTCTGCAATTTGTGAGGGTGATGTGAACCGCGCCTTTGTTGCCATGCTCGCTTGGCTGGCCTTCGGGACGTTCTGCGCTCTCGTTGCTCACAACCTCGTCGCCGCATGGGGCTGCATTGTCTGCGTCAATATCTGGTCGGCAGCAAATCACATCCGAGGTGAAGCATGAGCCGCTTCGAATGCTCAGGCTGCGGCAGTCGTTCATGCGACGGACGTTGTTTCGACGAAGAGCCGGACGGCACTCTTTGTCAAAGGTGCAACGATCAGCCCGCAATCGAAGACGAAACGCTGTGCATCTACTGCGATAGGTTGCTGAGTAAACAGGTTGAGAGGGATCTGCGGTTCGTCATGGCGATGCCTGCGGCCCGCGCTGCCAGCCTTCGGCCTCAGTCGCCTGCGGCGTCTTCGCGGAGTGGCATCGCTATCGCAAAGGGCGCGCGATGAAAAACAAACTCACCGACTTGAACAATCACCTGTTCGCGCAACTTGAGCGGCTGTCCGACGAGGATTTGACGGCAGAGCAGATCGAGCAGGAAGTCAAGCGCGCCAAGGCCGTTGTTGGTGTGTCGGGTCAGATCGTCCGCAACGCCGATTTGCAGCTAAAGGCCGTTACCCTTCTCGCCAATCACGGCGCCCGCGTTGGCCAACATCTGACCATGCTGGAGGATCGTCAGCCGCCGGCGCTGGTAGCCGTTCCGACCGCAAGCTGGTGCGAACAGTGCGAGGCGAAAGTCATGCCGGAAGAAGCGGCACGCTGCCAATCTGCCCACTGCAAAGCGAAGGCCGCAGCGTGAAGGGCCGCAGCATCCCATACAGCGCCGCAGAAATGGCGTGGCTGGAGGCCAATCGCCTGATGGCGATTAGCGACTATGCCCGCGCCTTCAACGCGAAGTTTGGGCGCGAAGTTACGCCTGGAGCTCTGCACGCGCTACGCAAGCGCAAGGGCTGGAAGACCGGACGAACAGGCTTCTTCGAGAAGGGTGCGGCTCCGCACAACAAGGGCAAGCCGTGCGCCGAGGGTCGCGGCGGCAGGCACCCTAATGCTCGGCGCATGCAATTCAGGCGCGGGCAAGAGCCGCACAACACGAATTACCTCTGGCACGAACGGGTGTCGAAAGACGGCTACGTTGAGATCAGTGTGCCGGAAGCGAACCCGCACACCGGATATGAGCGGCGCTACGTGTTGAAGCATCGTTGGGTTTGGGAGCAAGCGAACGGCCCCGTTCCCGCCAGCCACGCGCTGAAGTGTCTCGACGGCAACAGGCAGAACACCGACCCGTCGAATTGGGAAGCCGTGCCTCGCGCGCTACTGCCGCGCTTGGCGGGCGGAAACCGTTATCGCCGCGAGCTGGCGTTCGATGATGCGGCGCCGGGAGTGCGCCCGTCGATCCTCGCCATTGCCAAGCTGGAACACGCCGCGCGTCAGCGGGCGAAATGCGGAGCGCCAAGACACGGAGTAGGCTTGGCCCGCAAGGGTGAGCACGCGGTGGCGAAGCCAGACGCCCGAAGGGGCCAGCATAATGCGTAACCCTTTCCAATATGATTTGGGGGAGAGTGTGAGGGGCAGTGATGTAGCTGACTTCTGCGACCTCATTTGGGCGAACGCTTCGCGCCGCGCTGTCGCGGCTTCGCCGTCTAGCCACTCTTCGGTGTCTAGCCCCTCCGGGCTTCCATCGCTTTCGCAACCGAACACCAGGGAGGCGGACGCGCCTAATAAGCCGTCCGCCAGCAATTCGTGAACGCCCCAAGCAAGAAGCCGGTAGCCGCTGAAACGGTCGGCGAAAAGATCGAGGCGATGGACAAGCGCCGCGAGGACAACCTTCGCATCTGGACGGCGCTCGGCAAGACCGACCCCTCGCATACCAAGCAATTCTCGCGAGCCGGCGGCTTCAAGGGAACGGCCATCAAGCCGATCTGGATTACCCAGCGGCTGACCGAGCTATTCGGCCCGTGCGGCATCGGTTGGGGCTTTGAGCGCCCCGAGTTCCAGGTCATCCCGACCGCGACAGACACGCTCGTCTATTGCACGGCAACCGCATGGTTCATGGACGGCGGCAAGCAGCACTTCGTTTACGGCGTCGGCGGCGACAAGGTTGTGGCCCAGCGTCAGAGCGGCGCGTTCTGCGATGACGAGGCGTTTAAGAAGGCCTTCACCGACGCGCTCGGCAACGCCTTCAAGTTCGTTGGCGTCGGCGCGGACGTTCACATGGGGCTGTTCGACGACAGCAAATACGTCCGCGAAATGGAGCAGGAGTTCCGCCCGAAGACGGACGAGACGCCACCCGCCAAGCGCGTTCCGCTCGACGGACCCTATACGTCCGCCACGGCCCTGAAAGCCGCTGCCAAGGCATTTGCCGCCACGCTCGAAAACATGGGCGATATGGGCGAGCTGCTGGCGTGGGAAGCAACCGCCGACTTCAAGGAGTTCGCCGCTCAGATCGAGCGCGACATGCCGAGTTGGTGGCTTGGCGGTGAAGACATGCCGGCGGAGTTCATCCCGCTCGCAATCCGCGTGGCGAACAAGCGCCGTGAATTGGAAGAACTGGAGAGCATTCGATGAGCAAGAGAATGAACATCGCCACCCCTCGCAAGGGGAAGGACGGCAAGACCTTCTGGACGAATATCGGCACCGCCTGGTTTAACGACAACGGCGGCATCCAGCTTGTGTTCGACGCCCTGCCGCTGACCGACAGCGAAGGCCGGTGCGTGGCCAACCTGTTTGAGCCGCGCGAGCGTGAACAACCGCGCAACAATGGCACGACGCAGCAGCGGTCGCAGCCAGCCTATTCTGGCGACGCCGAGGACGCCCCTTTTTAGCATGGCCCGCAAGTCCACATATCGCCCGGTGACGATCCAGCGGCACTTCACGCGCGTAGCCGACAAGGGCTGCGTCGTGTGCGGGGCACCGTGCGAGATTCACCACGTCACCGGATATGCGGACAGGATGGGGCGCATCACGCGCTCGGATGAGCGGGTCGTGGGCCTGTGCCCTAAGCACCACCGTTGCGGCGCCGAAGGTGGCTGGGATCACTCGGTCGAAGCCCTGGGTCACGCCGGGTTCTTCAACAAATACGGCATCGACCTTCTCGCGGAAGCCGACCGGCTTTGGAACGAAAGCATGGAACTAGAAAGGCGAGCCGCATGAACGCGATGACCAACATCGACGTGGCGATCCACGACGCCGAGGAACTGTTCGTGCGGGCCGGCAAGGCCAAGGTGGCCGCCGAGGCCGCGGACCTCCGGAGGAAACGCGTCCGGGCTGCGCTATTCGTCAAATACAAAGGGGAAGGGCGCGGCATCGGCGAGAGCGAGCAGATGGCCGAGGCCGACCCCGTTTATGAGGCCGCGTGCGTCGATTGGGAGCTGGCCGCTTACGACTCCGAGACGCTGAAGGCTCAGGCCGAGGCGAAGCGGATGCGGTTCGATGCCTGGCGCACCGCCAACGCGACCGAACGAGCGAAGATGAACCTGAGGTAGATGCCATGAAACGCAACACCGCACTCAAACTGGTCGCAAGCCGTCCTCCTGAGCGGATCTACGGCAGCGATAGGTTTATCGGTCTTACACGAAATGTAGGACTGGAAAGCCCGAGTAAGTTTGTTCCGCTCGAAAAGCCGGTCGGCACATTCGAGTTTGTGCTTGGCAAGCTGGTGGAGGTCCGATGATACCGGCCACTTGCCATCAGTGCGGCCGAGACTTCCAGACTTGGCCCTACCGTATACGAGAGGGGCGGGGGCGGTATTGCTCAAGGCACTGCTTCAACATCTCTCAACTTGGTCAGACTCGACCTAAGCCTAGGTCGCTCGAAGAAAGGTTTTGGGAAAAGGTCGAACGCCGCGGTCGGGACGATTGCTGGACTTGGCTGGGTTCTAAAACCGTAGATGGATATGGCAGGATCGGGCACAATGGGAAGGTGCGCGCGGCCACGCACATCTCATGGGAAATGCACCACGGTGCAGACTTCCCGCCTGGGATGCTGGCATGCCACAGCTGCGATAACCCCGAATGCGTTAACCCGGCACACCTGTTTGTCGGAAGCAAGCAAGACAACGCAGATGATATGGTTCGGAAGGGACGATCTACGAAGGATCGCCGCCGCTCTCATTGCGTCCACGGTCACGCTCTGACACCGGACAACGTCTACGTTTATGCGGTCAATGGCGCCCGGCAGTGCGCCACATGCAGGGCAATCCGAAGCGCGCAATTTTATCGCGAGCATCGCCCAACACCCCCAATCACCCACCCAAGGCAACCCCATGACACACATAACTGACGAGCAGATCGAAGAAATGCGCGCCAAGTTCGAGCGGCGTTTCATGACGAGCGCAATCGACGAGTATTGCCCTGAAGAGTTCGGTGAACTGTTGGACGAAATCCAACGACTGCGGCAATCCACCTCACCTGAAGGCGGGGTTAGCTCGGCGCTGCGGGAGGCGTTAGTCGAAACTGCGACAGTGCTTCAACTGCTGGTCGAGCAGGAGGATTTGCCAGACACGGATGCCGTCAGCGCCTTGGTGCGCCGAGCCGACTTCGCACTCGGCAAAGTCAAAGCCGCCCTATCACCACAAGAGGCGGCACCTGAGCGTAGCGCCGAGGAAATCGAGTGGCTTGAGTCCGAGGTTGGCAAAGAAGCATGGCCGGTCGCACCTGAAGGTCAGGCACCTGACCCCATTAAGCCAGATAGCGGCGCAATGGTGGAGCGGGTTGTCTCTGGCATCGTGCGTGATGTCGCGGAACTTCCGGGCGATGATTACACCGAAGGCGAGGCCATGTGCGTCTCTGCTGATGAACTTCGCGTCATCGTCGAGCGCAACATTTCTAACCTTGTAGATGAGCGCCGCCAGTTATCGTGTGCTCTCGATCTTCAAATCGAGAATGAAAACGCTCTCGTGGCCCACAACAGAGCGCTCGCCCTCGAAGCTTGCCACTATGCAGAGTTAGTGGAGGCCGCGCGGTCAGCGAAGCGCTTGATCGATAACATCAACGAGTTTGGCAACGTCACCGACATAGAGTTCGTGGACGAAGCAAGTAGCAAGGTCGGCTCGGCCCTTGCTCTGATCGGCGGCGCAGAATGACCCTCGACCAAATCACCGCCGCCATAGACGCGCTCTACATGCGCCACGTCGACCCGGCCGTTCCAATCGCGACGATCAGGCAGGAGCTTCGGACCATCGTGGAACACACGGCACGGCTGCTCGAAGCGCTGCCCAATGAAGAGGACCGGAACACATGAATGCGGGGTTCACTCCGGGGCCGACTGCTACAGCCGCAAGTCGGAACGCATCCAGTGACGAGGTTGCGCTGGCCGCTCTCGCACGGAAAGCGGCTGCTTGGCAGAAACTCGGCGGAAAGCCATCCGAGGACGATGTTCTGACCGAAGCGCTTTGCATGGCCGAACGGGAAATCATCGGTCTGCGCGCCGCGCTTTGCGGAAGCTCGCGGAGAGACGGCATGACCGCCGTTTGCTCGCCAGCCATGGCGCTCGCCAGTGCCCTGTTCGGCGCTGATGAAATGTTCGCCAATGCCGACCGGATTGTCGCTGCGGCGGAAAAGGCCGGTGTGCGGCTAAGCCATGTCGTGCCTGAAGGTCAGGTAACGGAGGCGCTGCTGCCGTGCGACGTTCAGGTGCCTCCAGCCACGACAATTCGGGCGGGGTGTAAGCTCTCGACGCTCATCTATGCACTAGAATTGCGCGGCATGGACGCCCTCTCCTCCACCAAGGGGGTAGGGGCTGACGATACGAAGCCCGCAACCACAATACCAGCCGATCCGGCCCATCTTCCTGCCGAACCCACGCCGCTGGTGGAGCGGACGAAGCGCAACTACCTCGCCGAGGATTGCGATGAGCTTGATCTAAGGGCGCGACGAAAGGCGTGGTGGAATAGCATTTGCCGAGAGGGCGATCCGCGCCATAGACCGAATCTGACGTTCGAAGCGTTTGCCGCAGGATATTACGCCGCCCTCGAAGCATCCCATCATGCGGAGCTTGTGGAGGCGCTGTATGCCGTCCTGCGGCCTAGCGCTGATCGGGCTGACTTCGAAAGAGCCGACGCCCTCCTCGCCAAGATCGGCGGTGACGCATGAAAGTCACGCGCCTCAAGAAGGGCTACCGCATTGCCATGACGGATGCCGAGTTTGCTTTGATTCGCGGACTCGTCAGTGACGGAGCGAACACATACCAAGGCGATGAAACGGCCTATAACGACTATCTCACACCGCAGGACAAGCGCACTTGGACGCGCCTCGAAAACACGCGCGGCGGGCTGATGGTTATCGACGAAGATCAGCGAGGCGGTGAGGCATGAGCGTCGTGCTCGCCGTCTACCTCATCGGCCTAGCGGTCACCGTCTCTGGCGTGGCCTTGGCGTTCGGTTGGACAGTGGGCACAACCCATGACAGCGGAGTGATAATTCCCGCGCTGTTGTGCTGCGCCGTGTGGCCGCTGATCGCGGTGGTTATTCTGATCGAGCAGCCATCGCCCAACCCTGACCGTCAGAGTGATCGGAGGAGGGGATGAGGCGGCTTCTAGCTGACGGAACGCTGATGGTTCTCGCGTTCATTCTAGGGAGCATCGTCGGTTTTCAGGCCGCGATCTTTTTGAATGCGTGGTGCCCATGACCACTCAGACCAACCACCGCGTCGAGCGCCAGAGAATAGCCGACCGCCTAAGCCAGGATTACCGGCTGACCTATGAGCAGTCCACGGAACTGGCGGATCGTATTCTGGAGAAACAAGGGAGGCGGGGGTGATCCGGTTCTTCATCGATCCGCAGCACGTCAAGCAAGCGGTGCTTAGCGGCGGTCTGCTGATGGTCGAGATTCACGGCGACCGTTATCAATTCCAGAAGGTCTCGGTCGTCAATCGTCCCGGCAAGCCGATCAAGCCATCCGACGAAGCGGAGGCGGCATGAATGCCCCGGCTCAAGAACTGCGAGTGCTGGCGCTGCAAGGCGCGCTGGCAGGACTTCCCCGGCCGATGGGCAAAGCTGACGCAGCCGCAGTTTCAGGGCGACACACGCAACGGCTGCCCGAACTGCGGGCATCTCTACTGGGCGGAGACTGACTGTGCCGACGTTTGACGAATGGCTGATGATCGCAGGCGGCATGGCGCTAGTGTTTGTGCCGCTGGCTATCCTCTTAGCGATGATGCGTTTGGCCCAGCTGCGGGCTCTTGCGGAAGGCCGGAAGTGCCGCGCAGCAGCCTTACGGGCACTATCCCGATGAAACTCCTCGATCATCTCGCCGGCGCGATTGGCTGCCTGCTGGTCAGCATCGTGTGCATCGGCTGCGGTATGCCTCCAATGTGGCGGTGGCGGTGATTGGGCGCGTGCTTCGCGAGGAGTGGCGGCCTGTCGCGGGCCACGAGGGACTGTATCAAGTCTCAAGCCTGGGGCGCGTCTATTCCCTGCACGCTAGGCGGGGCGATGGTTACATGCGCGGCTCGGTTGATAGATACGGCTATCGCTGCGTTTTGCTGACCAACAACGGATCGGCAAAGCGCCACAAGGTTCATCGCTTGGTGGCGCTCGCGTTCCTTGCCGACAAAAAGAACGCCCTGCACCGCGATGTGGCGCACCTGAATGGTGACAAGACTGATAATCGCGTTGAGAACCTAAAGTGGGTCAGCCCTCGCGAGAACGCATCTCACAAGGTGGCCCACGGTACCCACCAGGCTGGCGAAAGGCACCCACGTGCCAAACTGACGGCAGCTGAAGTTCTAGCTATCCGCGCCTCCTCGAAGAGTCACAGGGGCCTCGCCCGCGAGATGGGCCTAGGTGAGGCTACCGTCCGACAAATCAGGTCGGGTCGCAGGTGGGCATCACTATGAAAGCGCTGTTCTATAGCCTTCGGGATCGAGGCGCTGCGCGTCTCGCCGGTTCCCGCTTCAATCCCTCGCGCTGCCTGCGTGCCTATGGTCGCCGCGTCACAATGGAACTCATTGGCGACTTAAAGCTGATAAAGCCGCAATATCGCTACCTCTACCGCGACCGCATCCTGAGCGGCAGCACGGGCTACGCCCTCCAAGCGCTTATCGAAGCATGGCGCCGCGATCACCGCCTAGACAAGCCGCCCAAATGCGAAACCTGCGGGCAACTGCGTCGATGACCGCCCGCGCCCGCTTCTCGCAAGCCGACCTGGAGCGCCTGTTCAAGGCGGCTCGGAAGGCGGACGTGCGAGTGCGGGCGACGATCAAGTTATCCGGAGAAATCGAAGCGCAGATGTTGACGGCGGCGGAAGAGGCGGCGAACGATAGGGCCAACCCGCTGGACAGGCTTCACCATGGCTAGGAAGCGCAAGCTCGACCCTTACGTCTCAGCGTTCGTGGATCGCCACCATAAGGAGCGGTTCCGCTTCAGGCGCAACGGCTTCTCTTGCTACCTGCCGAACCCGACGAGCAAGGACTATCGGGCGGCTTACGAAGAGGCCACGCTGAAGGCGCTCGGCTCAATCCCCATCACGCCCCGCGCCAAGCCCGGAACCGTTGGCGACCTGATGCCGCGGTTCTACGCCAGCGTCGGCTTCCGCCAAGGGAGCGATGAATGGAAGGCGACCCGCAGGCGAGTGCTAGAGGGCTTCCGCGAAGAGTTTGGCGATGATCCCGTGGCCGCGTTCCGTCCGAAGGACATTGACGCCATCATTGCCGCCAAACTGACCCGCAAGAAAGTCGGCCGCCGCTGGATCGGTGGATCCCATGCGGCGCTGAGGCTCCGCGAGCAGTTGGAGATATTCTTCGACTTCGCGGTGCGCCAGGAATGGCGAAGCGACAACCCCGTGGAGAAATCCGAGACCGTCAAGCACAAGAAGGTAGGCTTCCACGAATGGACTGAGGAAGAGATCGCCCAATATCGCGCCTACTGGCCGCTCGGCACCAAGGCTAGGCTGGCGATGGAGCTGATCCTGTGGACGGGCAAGCGCCGGAGCGATGCTCACAGGGCCGCACCACCGAAGAACGGGCGCATTGCCTTCACGGCGAAGAAGACCGGCAAGGATCAGGATTTGCCCGTTGCGCCGCAGCTCCAGGCGGCGATAGACGCCATGCCGACTGTGGGCATCACGACCCTGCTCGTGACCGAATACGGCAAGCCGTTCACGGTCGGCGGGTTCGGGAACAAGGTCAGGGAATGGTGCGACGACGCCGGGCTGCCGCAATGCACGGCGCACGGGCTGCGGAAGGCGCTGGCCCGTCGCGCGGCTGACCGCCACGTATCGCAGCAGGGACTCAAGGCGCTCGGCCAATGGTCAGGGGATCGCGAGGTCGCCGTTTACGTGGCCGGCGCTAATCAGAAGGCGCTCGCAGAAAGCGCTCTGGTCGAGGTTATCGAGTGGGAACGGGAGACGAACATTGGCTAACCTTGGGGTAGCGCGATTGTCTAACCCGTCGAGAATTGGCGGAAAACTGTCGCTATTCGGCGGACATGGCAGGGGCAGAGGGACTGCGCTTAGTCAAGGAAATCAACGCTCGGAGCTGTCTAACCTTCCCGAAATGGCGTGTTCCGCCCCAAAGCGGGAGGCGGCAAGTGTCTAACCTCGATCCATACGTTTCGACGTTCCTGGACAGGCACGGCAAACAGCGCTGGAGGTTCCGGCGCGACACCGAATACGTCTATCTGCCCGACCCCGAAAGCGACGAGTATGCCCAAGCCTATGCTAGCGCGCTGAACCTTCAGAATCACATTGAAGGGTCTTGCTATTTCGTCGGCGCTGCTGGACTCAACGTGGTCAAGATTGGCTATGCTAATCACGTCCGTAACCGCCTCAGTCACATGCAGGTCAACTCGCCCGTCCGGCTAGAATTGCTGGCGACGGCACCTGGAGGATTGCTGCGCGAACGCACCTATCACAGGCGCTTCGCTGCTCACCGTCTCCACGGCGAATGGTTCGAGCGTTGTCTCGAGATCGAAGCCGAGATCGAGCGTCTGCGCGCCCCTTAGGAGGATGAGTTATGGAGGACTTGCCGCGTGAAATCAGTCGAGGCACGATCACACTGTTCGGCTGCCAGATCGACGTGATCCAGTTGGATGACGGTCGGCGCATCTTGGATGCCGAGGGCTTCGAGCATCTGATGCACATCATGGCCGATGGAGGGCTAGACCTCAAGGATGTCACGCCAAGGCCAGAGTCATGATCGAGCGCTATCGCCTGAAGCAAGATGGAACGGTCGTAGCGGGTGTTGAGGGGCCGACTGCGCTGGACGATATCATCCACTATGCACGGGTCTATGGCCAGGATGGCCCGGTGACTATCGAGCGTCATGAGAACGGCAAATGGCGCGAATATGCGCGAAGGCACCCAGCATGACCGCCCAAACCAGATCGGAGTAACCCATGACCTTACGAGATGAGATAGTGGACACCCAGAAGCTACGTCAGTTCCTAGAGAGTGATCTGCGGGCGAGGCAGATGGTGGATACCGCGCTTGTCCACTCGCTGGCCGAACAGGGCGAGCCTGAGGACGGGCGAGACTTCAAGCGTTACGCTTACGATATTGCCACGCGAGCGACCGCCGCGCTGCTTAAGATGATCTACGAGGAAGATGCGGAGATTCGCCGCCTCAGGACTGAGCGTGACCACTACAAGGCGCTAGCCGAAGAGGGGCTGCGCTTAATTCCGCGACCGCTCAAGCTCAACCTCGGCCATTCAATCAAGGTTCGTGATGAGTCTGTTTCTACCCAGGGGGAGGAGTGAGATGGCGGGATATTTTGGACGTAATCCGGCTCTCGTGAACTCAAAGCCTGCGGCTTTTCGCCCTACGGGCTTCGATCCGGCGTAAAGGAAGAAACATGGCAAACCTAAAGACCGAACTCGAAGAGGCTGAGACGTTCTACGGCGAACAGATAGAGGCTATGGTTGTCGGCAAACTGGAGGAATACCCTTATCCGGACGCACAGCCTGACGAGAATGTTCTTCTCAGTCGTGAGGCCGGGCTGGCCAAGGTTGATCGCGAATACGACGACGGCTTTGGCGGCGCGGATTGCCACTCGCTCTATGCGTGGACGGCATCGCGCATATTCTTTGTCTTTGAATATGACGGTGCCACGTCGCTGCATTGGTTGCCGAGACACCCGACCGCCTTAGAGGTTCACCTAAACGGGAATGCCCAGAGTTGGGATGAGATTGCGAAAATCATTGCGGCGCGCAAAGTGGCAACCGCTTGACCGCGATAGCGATACTCATCCGAAGGACGGAGACGCGAAGCAAGGCTCCGCTCGTGAGTAGCGCGGGCCGTCGGGCATCGCCCAAGCCCAATCAACCATCCAGAACTAGAGGGGGATTAGCCGATGAGTGAGAAGATCCAACTCCACGGCGCGAACGCAAGGGCTCGCGGCGAAAGCTACATGGACAACCCATATCTGAAGTCGGCCAACATGCCCGCGAAGACCGGAGAGACCATCGAAGAGTGGGCCGCTAAGCAGGAGGCCTGGGCACTCGGATGGCAGATGGAAGACATGATCCGCTGATTACCCGACCCACCTACGGATTAGCCGATACACCCGCCAAGGATGGTGAGCAGTCCGTCGCCCCATGCTTCAACGCGCACCAATCTGCCGGCGATCGGCTTGATGTCGTGATCGGCCTGACCGTTTAGCTGGTCGTGAATCTTGCCGGGTTTGTCCTTCTGGAGCTGTTCGTATTGCTCTTTGGTGATGCAGTGGACGGTTGAGTAGTGGGTTGTGGCGCAGCCGGTGAGCAGCACGAGAGTGAGCAACGTGGCGGCCTTCACAATTCGCCCCGCAGATTTTCTAGGTCTTTGATCTGCGGCGACAGCAAGCCGTCCGCGAACTCCGACATGCCCCAGCGTTTCAAGTGCGTGTAGGCGTGGCGAAGCTGGGCGATATTGAAATCTAGCTTACGCAATCTCGGCGAAACATCGCTGATCGTCCGCATAGATTCTCCTACCAAATACGCCCTTGTTCCGCAAGAAAAATCGTGCTAGCAAGTGGCATGTTTGCTAAATTCTTGCGAGGTATTGGCGCATACGATTATG